AAATGTAATTTCAAATTGACTACAATCAACTCTCTTCCAATCGCTCAAGCTCTCACAAGCCTTCAAAAGCGACCACAAGAGCACAGTAGCCGAACTCGGGTGGAGACACGCCGAGTGCTACTGTTTCGCGCGATCAAGAGAGATTCTAGCTTTGGCCAGAGGCAGTTTAACGATAAGTTCACGAGTCGTCTGGGAAGCTATGGCAACCATCACCAAGAAACAGGTGTGGAGACCAAAGGAGAAGGTGGTTAGCGAACCACCAAAAGCAGAGATCCAGGAGTCGCGCACGACTCTCCTTTTCAACGACTATGCGGAAGTTGAGGATTTCATTCAACGCTTCCCCGCTGGAAGCGTCTTCTGGACAACAAAGGGCAAGCCAAAAACGATTGTAAACAATTTGTTTAAGGCAACACAATACGGGCTAGCATATGATATTGCTGCCGAGGTGTATGTGTGCCCTATATGTATGACTTGTGCACGCAACAAAGTGTACTTCACCACAAACCATCAGAATTGTGGTGAATTGTTTAAAAACAAACAAGCATACATCTCAACCTCTCTTAGACTCGAAGTTGTCGACACCTTTGATGTTTTCCCACGCTATGCAACTGTCGAGCAAGAGAAGTTAGTTGGAGACTGGATGGCAGATATGGAAGCTTATGCTCATACTGAAGATGACTCAATCGATATCCCATACCAGATCTTTAACGACAACACTGGTGAAGTTGAAGAACGAATTAAGCAAGTTGACTTATCAGTTCATGGTGAAATTGAAGAAGTGGAACGAACTTATAAAGTCAAAATTACTCGTTCTAATGCTACAATGCTACCTCACCAGCGTCGGGCAAATCGTGTGATTATGCGAACTAATGAAATTAAAGAATTAATTGATTCTACGCTTGAAATATGCCACAACAGAAACATAAGAGTGAGTTTTGTTGATCATGAGCGGAAAAAGAAGTTATTTCCAAGAATCCCCTTGCAACACACTATTGAACCTCAGGCATTGTGTGATCCACATCATGACATCATTCCAGCTACTGAAAAGTTTATCCACCAATGGAAAGATGTTGGAGAGCCCACGATGCATATCAATGAGCAGTGGGTTCAAAAAGGATGGAGCGGTGTTATTTTGCATAAAGAAGATTTAGAAGCTCACCCTAATCTCCAAGAGAAATGCGTAGACAATCTATTTGTTGTACTCGGGAGATGCAAACATGGAGAYTTACAAAATGCCTTAAAACCAGATTGCTGCGAGGAAATAGTGTTTTACACAGACGGACATAAGGCAAAATCACATCTATTTTGGGACGCGATAATGAAATGCCATCCTGATGACCATAAGTTTGTTGACACAACATGGAATGATGAGGCTTATGCAAACATGGGTTATTGGTTAGCTGCAACGTACCCATTTAGAGTTGCTTGTAAAGAATGTTCAAGTATCAAGTCCGTTCGTGAATGGGTGCAAAATATGCGATCCTCCAAAGCTTATCAACTTCTAAGGGGCGGAACATCAAAGCACTCGCGAGATCTGTTTAGATGGCTGGCTGCAATCCAATCTGAATTAATGACTTTCAATATTAGAGATGCGCAAAACACACAAGAGGACCTCAATAGAAACTTTCTTGGGACAATACCTATCGGTCCAATATTTGATGTGGCAAATCAAATGAATCAGGCGGTGGTTGATATTCAAAGAGGACTACAACAGATGCATAAGCTAATCACGGATGCAGAGCTAACACATCAATCGCGAGATGAGCAAATCTTAAACGAGATTGCACGACTCCGAGGGTTAGAGTTTATGCAAACAGAGAGGCTCATGACGAACATGAAGCATGTTGCTATGACCTACAGAAATTTAATAAACACCGCTAGCCAACCACTATCGATACATACGATGCGACAACTCCTACTTGATGCTCGCAGCGACGAAGCTTATGAATTTGATATCATGCGAGGCAAGGGTGCGATTGCAATAGTTGCACCTGGGGTCTTTCGGAAATTTGATAATATATACTCAGAACCCGGTGTTTATAATCCAGAATGGACTCATTTGACGCCAGGAGGGGAAATACGAACTGATTTCGATTATTTGCGCACAGACCTCAAAATCTCGCAGTTGCACGACAAGATCCATAAATGGCCTGAGAATCCACTTGTTGATGAAACGTGCATTGTGTCTGAAGGAGAAATGTCACATCATTTGTGTGAGCGAGTTTATGAATGCTTTGTTCCCATACCACACATTTTGCGAGTTGGCAATCCACAGAATCCAACGCTTATCAGAATTCAAGATATGATTGATGGGGATACATACCTACCACGCCAAGGGTATTGTTATGTGTTACAATTTGTACTTATGCTTGGTTTTGTAGGTGACTCAATGGTAACTCCGTTTGTTGAAGAGGTTGGAGTTCAGATACAGAAGCTTGGAAAATGGCCGTTGTTTGAAGATTACATGGATACTATCAAACAATTGGTTTTGAAATTCCCAACAGCTGCTAAAGCTCCAACTGTGCTGTACGTTGTTAATCACGCACAAGAGTACATTCATGCAATAACGACACTTGGATGTGTGAATAAGAACGAACATTACTTAAACGTTCATAGTGTCGCAAAATTACACGAGGTGATGGCAACGCTCAACACACACAAAATTATGAAATATCGTATTGGAGGTGTGTTACCAGATTTGCGCCGCATGATCGCATCTGCCGATTTCTTCGAACAAACTTTGATTGCCCGCCCAAGGTGGCTCGTTCATATCCTAATTTCACCATCACAAATCTGGGCCATATCGCAGGCGGCAACAAAATACCGCACGGCAGAATCACTACTAAGGAATCATCCAGATATAGCTGTCGCGCTCGCTGGCCTTATTAAAATTAGCCACAACTTCCAGATATCGCTCAAAACAACGCAAGTGATCGAGAATTATTTTGACACACTTAATCAGATCTCACAGAGCGCACGTGTATTAACTGGGCCACATTATGAATTCTTCCAGGTGATTACAGCTCAGTATGCGGCAACGAGATACTCTGCAAATGCTATAGCTCTGATGGATCAATTTGGTGAGGAAAAAAACACTATCGTCGAATTAGAAGAGCTATACAGGCCGATTATTCGCGAGTCTTTAATCGAATTTGGGCTGTCAAGCAGATCATCGTTCGGGAAGTTGAACTCATGGGCTATCTACACTCACGCCAAAGTAAGTCAACGTATAAACGATATGCCCACATTATTGGCACGTGGCTCAACACTGGTGCTTACACGTTTGAGCGGGGTTCGATTGAACATCAAGAATATACCAGTGAATTGGATTTGGACTTATCCCCAGCAGTGCGGAATTTGGCTGATCGATTTTACGAAAACACGCGCGTTCGGAATCGTAACTCGAACAGCAGCATCATGCATCAAATCGAGCGCTCGTTCGTTATTCATAGATGCTGGCCTTTACGCCGTGGCATTATCTTTGGTTTATTGCGCTCTGCAAATAATTAGAAAGATATTCAAGCGTTTAAGTAAAATGTTACATGATGACGACACAACAAGGTTAGCGCAATTTGACGAGATGAGAATTTTAGCGAAGGGTGACAAAAGACTCATAGCCATAATTGATAAGATGGAAGATGAACAGTCTGAAAGTCTAATTCACCACGCACAAGGAAAGACGGATAACCTGTATGTTAAAATACTTGCTTGGATCTCTCTACTTGTTGGTTGCTTTAATGTTGGTCTCGCGAACGATATATATTTTGCAGTGACTAAATATCGCACATTATTGGATATAGCAACAACAAGTTCACCAGAATCGCTAGTTTTTCACGCTCAAGATGAACAAGAAGATATGAAGCGATTGTTGGACACAAGGGATAACTTCATTGATTTTGTCTATCAGCATGATGAGCATGACGGCTGTGTTGATCGAGAGAATTTAGATGCGTGGTACACACGTATTTGCTACCAGGAACGCGTTACTGAACATCCACTCAAATGCGGGCAGGAACTTACACTCACGCGACTCAACAGCACTGACATTGCGGAGAACATTACACGAACATCTCATAACGAGTTCACAGTAGTTGGAGGAGTTGGGACAGGGAAGAGTACGAAATTACCAGGAGCTTTATCGGTTTACGGACCAGTGCTCATCCTTGTACCATCGCGTGAACTTTCAGTGAACCTCGCAGCCAGCATTGAAGGAGTTACACAAAAAGTGCCAAGCGTATACATGCATAATTGTTCAATTCGAGGAACGAGCAATATAACAATTATGACATACGGGTATGCGCTAATCTTTTTCTATCATAATCGAATTGAAATGCAAAAATATAAATTCGTTCAGATGGATGAGTGTCATGAGTTTAGCGAACACATGATATGCTTCTACGCTTGGTGGAAAGAGAACTCACAATACACAAAACTTATAAAGACAACAGCTACACCACCAGGAGCACGCATTCATAACGGGTTTGTTGACACTAATCATGAAGTAACTGTACAGGAAATTCCAAGCATGACAGTGGACGAATTTTGTCGAAAATCAATAGATCGTCATGTTGATGGATTACAAGCACGATTTCCAAATGGTGGACGAATTCTGATCTTCGCTCCTTCACGAAAGGATTGTGAGTATATAAAAGCTTCACTCATCACGATGGGAAGAACCAAAATCTGGGCCGTTTACAGGAAAAGCACGCTAGCTGGTGAAAAGTTAATTGAAGAGCTTAACAATGATCATACATTTTATCAAATTATTGTTACAACCACGGTTTTGCAAAATGGAGTGAACTTATCACCAGACGGAGCCATTGATTTTGGTATCACTTACGAAGCAGCTTATGATACAGACCATCGCGTTCTCACGGTGCGACGCAGGAACATCAATCCAGGTGAATTAATTCAGAGAGTTGGCCGCGTTGGGCGAGACAAACCAGGAACGTTCATCCAAGTTGGCAAACGGCTGGATCGCGAGCAACCACCAAACGCTTGCACAACAACAAACGCAATCCTGATTTCATTCGCTATGGAATTAGCACCTTATGTCGGCCCACATTTGATTGATGATATTAATTGGGTTACGAGAGAGCAAATTAAAACCGCAATGTTGTTCAGTGCACCACTCCTATTCATGGTCCACTATGTTCGTAGAGATGGAAAGATGCTAGAAGGGTTTTATCATCAATTTAAAGGGTTGTTACTACGCACAAGTGAGGTAATATTGTGTCACGATTTAATTTCTGAGCCTCAACGACACAGTTACCGAACACTAAGAGATTACCAACTTGCTGGAGAGATAGAACATGATGAACCCTTGCCACAACTTCCAATCCCATTTTATTCGAACGACTTCGCAGTTCCTTTTTACATCGCTCTTGGACACATCACAGCGGAAGCGATCAAACCTCGGTCTTTCACAGTTCGGTTACCAGTTCCTAACGTTAAGAAGGCAGTATTACGATTGTCAACATCTGAAGCGCAAATTGACCGAACAATTGGGATATTACAAGTACGACTTCAACAAATTCGTGAACGATTAGACAAATTTAATACGTTGCGAGCGGAAACAGCGGGCTTAAGGTTAACGAATTTATTCAATACGTGCTACACAAGAGCAACAAGTCAAAGCGAAAAATCACTCCAGGCATCACTAATACTTGGAACAGAGCTTTTATCATCGCTTGAGATTGCCCGCGCTGAGAAGAACGATAAGGAGCTTGAGAAGCTGCTAGCCAACAACCCCATGCTTAGTGAATGTTTGATTTATCATGGTGGGCAGGAAGCTTTCTTAGAACAATACTTATTCCCAACATTCAAGCATCCAATCAAGGCCTATCTTGTTGCTATCGCTTGTCTTACTGTTGGGGTGGGTTGTCTTGGATATTATTATCTCAAGCGGAGAGAAACACTTATCATGCACGCAGGGAAAAAGCGCCGAACACACGCTCGTGAAGACCGTTATAAACGAACAGGACTCATGGGACAGGAGGAAGCTAGCTATCATTGGGTTGGGAGCGAAAAGGACATTATCGATGATTGGGGGGCAGCGTATGCAAAGAAAAATGCTGGCAAGAAGAAACCTTCCGATTGGGATGATGGAAAACAGCAGTGGGATTCGCGTGAGGGTACTTACACGAACGTATTCAAGACACTATATGATCTGGATCCAACCAAGTTTAAGTATGTTGTTGCTGAAGCCCCAGGGTACCGATTCAAAAAGAGGCTGAATAGACAAGAGAAGAAGAGATTGTCAGAAACTATTATCGAAGGGATTAGATCTCAAATGGCTTCAGAAGGAATATATGATTATCCCGAAGTGACTCAAGCAACATTGTACTTGTTTGGCGATCCTGGTCAACCAGCTAAGAAGGTCATCTTAACGCCACACAACCCACTAGCTGTCACACAAGGAAGCGGCAACCCTGTTGGATTTCCTAGTAACCGTGGAGAACTTCGACAAACTGGAGCGGCTATGGAAATGACTGAGGAAGAAAAACAACAAGCACTAGCGAGTGAGACTATAGTAATGCATGCCCAAGCGCGGATAGACATTTCACATGTTGAGAAAAACGTTGGGCTGATTTCTGATGGATCGTACACCTCGCAGTGCTTTATTACACAGAGTTGGTGTGTTGCTCCTTATCACTTAGCAAGTTATTTTAAACAAACTAGCAACACATTAACGATAACTACGACTTCTGGACATTACACACTACCTCGACCACTAGTACACAAGATCCTCAATCATGATTTGGTCATCTTCAAAATGCCTGGCGACTTTCCACCGATGAAGAAAATTTCATGTTTTCGAAAACCCAACCCAGATGATGAGATTGTTTTAATCACAACTAAGAGAACACCATCTGGTTTGAGGACTACATTTTCGTCATCATTCTATATTAGTGAACATCATTCTGGAATGATGCAATATGCGCTCAAATCAGTGCCAGGGTTTTGTGGTGGACCAATTATGTCAATAAAAGATGGTCAGATCATTGGATTTCATTCGGCAGCTCGGGTAGTGAACATGCAAGATCGCGGTTCAACATTCACTTGTGTAAACGATGAAGTTATCGAAGTGTTGCAATCAGAAAGTTCTCAGACACTAATCCCGTGGTTATTTAATGAAGACATGGTACAATGGAAAGGTGTTAATTCGAATCTTGATCCGAGGAACTTTCCAATTGCAAAAACACACACGGAGCTTATATTCCACGGTGCTGAGATACAACATGGAACAGACAAGTACTTTGGCGACAATCTTACAATCCAAGGACGAATCAACCAATCATTTAATAACAGGCATGTGATAAAAGGATCAGACACGTATTTTGATGAATTCGTCATGCATGTGAGACCTGCGCCGGAGCGAGTGGACGCGCACCTACCAAGTGATCTTAGTGTGGAAGCTTTCTTTAAGGATTTTCTTAAGTATGCCACACCTGTTGAACTTGGACGGGTAAATTTGGATTGCTTGGCGAGCGCTGTGGACAAGGTTATTGGACATCTTGAAGATCAAGGATTCACACCAAAAGAGTTCCAAGTTGAAACAAATTTTTACACGCTTCTCAATTCGATGAACTTGGACACAGCAATGGGGGCCTTATACCAAACTAAGAAGCGTGATGTTCTTGTACCTGCTACACACGAAGAGTTGAGCACTTGGTTTACTGATTCTCTCACGAATTTATACAATGGCAAATTTGGTATTTGGAAGGCTTCTCTAAAGGCTGAGCTCCGACCACTCGAAAAGGTACAACAGCACAAGACTAGGGTTTTCACGGCAGCACCCTTTGATGTCTCATTTGGAGCTAAAGCCTTTGTTGATGGCTTTAATAACAAATTTTATGAGAGACAAGCTGGGTCACACTGGACTGTCGGAATCAACAAATTTAACTGTGGATGGGACGAGCTAGCGAGAAGATTTGACCACAACTGGAAGTTCATTGACGCGGACGGTTCAAGATACGACAGTTCCCTTACACCACTGCTTTTCAATTGTGTGCTACGTATCAGAGAACACTTTATGGACCTTGATGAAGATGAAAAGCGCTGTTTGCGGAACTTGTACACTCAGCTCGTTTGGACCCCAGTGTCAACCATCACAGGCCAGATTGTGAAGAAGTGTAAAGGTGGGCCATCAGGACAACCATCAACAGTTGTGGATAACACCCTTATGCTCATGATTGCCGTTGAATACTCAAAGCTTAGAACCGAAATCAGAGATAACGAGCTCAACTATACGTGTAACGGAGATGATCTTTTGCTCAATGCACCGCCAGAAGTCTGTACTAAAATACGTGAATCATTTTCCGAAACTATGAAAGATCTTGGATTAACGTACGAGTTCGAGGCTGAAGTGGACAACATTGGGCAAGTCGAGTATATGTCGCACAAGTGGCTGAACGCCTGTGGGATGCTAATTCCAAAGCTATCACGAGAACGAATTATGAGCATTCTACGATGGAATCGGTCCTTTGATCTTGAGAGCCAAGCGAACAAGATAAATGCAGCATGGATAGAATCCTTTGGGTACGCTGACATCATGGACTTCGTACACGAATACGCCGACTGGTGGAGTAAGCATACAGGAAAAGAGGGGTTCCTCATGGACATCGACAAGGTCACAGCTCTCTATCTCACAGATGAAGTAAGAATTGACCCTGTGCCAACAGACTTGCTTGTGTTCCATTCAGGAGAAGAAGCCTTAATTTATCACGCTGCTGTTGGGGAACAAGGAACACAACCCGGATTGAACCAAAGCACTTCAGCTTCCACGGAGACGAGCACATCAGCTACCACGACAAGTCAAGCAGGGAGTCAAACAACAGGGAACTTAACCAACACAGTTTCACAAACGATGAGGTCTCTATACGTACCACCACTGGTTAAGTCACTCAAAACGGAAGCCAAGGCAAAGCAGATGATGAGGTACACACCACCACAGGCACTTATATCTTCATCGGCCGCATCAATACGGCAGTTCAATGATTGGGCAAACACAGCGGCTGAAGGGTATGGAAAAACAATTCAACAGTTCACGGATGAGATACTCCCCTTTTGGATCTATTGGTGTGTTGTCAATGGTGCAACTGAAGAGAACAAGACAAAGCCAAAGTGGACGAAAGCTGTGTTGAATCTAGATGGAGCAGATGGCACAGAGATTACCGTGGATGAAAACGGACCCCAAGTGGAGTTTGAAATGGGGCCGATGTACAGAAACGCCAAACCTGGTATTCGCGCGATTATGAGACATTTTGGCGAATTGGCGTACAAGTGGGTTCAGTTCTCGGTTCGTAGCGGGAAACCCATAATACCACACAATGCAGTGAAGGCAGGATTGACAACACCAGAGTTTTATCCTTGCTGCATTGATTTCGTGATGGTGAACATCCTCTCACCAGCAGAAATCGACGTGCGTAACCAGGTAATTAACGCACGCACACCCCGGATGGGAAAGCCTTTATTCCGTCATGCTCTTAGAGCCGGGGGAGATGAGGACACGGACCTGCGTAGGGAAGATGATGCAAACTATGGAAGGACGCAGATCGGTGGCGCTCATTTTGGGCGCGCCCAGCACTGATTCTCAGTGCAGTTATCCATATATTATCGTATCTACGTATCAATTGGTTCTCTTGGATAGGCTGATGGTAGTTGCCTGACCGCTTAGTCGATCATCAGGAGCTACTAGTGGATCATTCGGAGATTGCTCACCCTGTTTCCAGACCAGTGAGATTCTGCCGAACCCACAATCAACCTGCCCAGTGAGGAGG